CTGGGCGCGCTCCTCCTGGATCATCGCCGCGATCTCCGCCGGCGGCGCGGACAGTATCGCGCCCCGGTCGCGCATCAGCTCGCCGGCGGCCATCGTCTCGGCGAATTCCGGACGATCCTGCGCGCGCGCGTCGGAAAGCAGCGCCAGCTGCCCGGCGCTCGGCATGCGCCCCGCGGCGAAGATGTCGCGGATCTCGCCCAGCTCGTCCCCGATCGCGTCCGACGCGACCTTGGCCTGGCGCTCGGCCTCGACAGACGCGGCGGCGATGTCGTTCGCCGCCTTGATCCGCACGTTCTCGGCATAGACCGGGTCCAGCCCCTCGTACTCGCCCCGGTCCAGCGCGGCGACGACGCCTGCCGGATCGGCCTCGAGATGCCGCAGGACGGCCGCCTGCTCGCCCTCGGCGGCGGCGCGGCGCAGGATGTCGCCGCCTTGCTCGGGGGTGATCCTGCCCGACGCGATCCCGTCGGCGACGCTCTCGGTCAGCTCCTGCAGCCCGGCGTCGCGGCTTCCGCGATCCGACCCGGCGGCGGCGCCGACATAGGCGTTCGTCTGCTCGTCCAGCGCGGCGCGCCAGGCGCTGTTGCGCCCCTCGAGCGCGCGCGCGCCGATGCGCAGCGTGTAGCCGTTCGCCAGCTCGTCATAGCTGGCCTCGACCCGGGCGCGGTTGCGCGGATCGACCCCGGCCATCGACTGCGCCCGCAGCGCGCCCGACCGCTCGACCCAGGCGGCGTCCAGCGCGTCGGGATCGCCGATCCCCTCCATCTCGAGGGCGAGCTGGCCCAGGTCGCGCTGGATGCGCGAACGGGCAACGACCATCTCCCGGTCCAGCCGGTCGGTCTCCATCGCCTCGCCGATCTGGCCGAGACGCTGGCCGAACTGCGCCACGGCGTCGCCGGTCCCCGGGGCCTCGACGCGGACCTGCGCCGCGCGGCCGCCGGCCAGCTCGGCGAGCGGGATGATGACGCCGCCGCTCACGCGGCCACCCTCCGGTCAGCGAGGCCGGGCCAGATGGTCGGGGCCTTGCTCAGCAGCGACGTCGCGGCGCTGAGCTTGCCCGTCAGCAGCGCCGTCGTCCCGCGCGCGCGCCAGGCGCGGCTTTCGGCGGTCAGCTCGGTGTCGCGGGCGGCGGCGCCCGAGCGCACCGACTGGCTGGCAAAGCTCAGCTCCTTCGCGGCGGTCTGCCCGAGGAGGACCGCGGTCGGGCTGTCCAGCGAGACGCCCCGCGCGGCGAGCTCGGCGCGCTGCTGCGCGATCGCGCCGCGCATCCGCTCGCGCGTGCGCTGGTCCTCGACCGCGGACAGCGCCCGCTCGACCCCTGCCTGGCGCTTCGCCAGGCGGGCGTTCATGGCGGCGGCGTCGGCCTCCGCCTGGCCCTGCATCAGCGACCCGCCGACGCTCGCCGCCAGGCCGGCATAGCTCGCGATCTGGCCGAAGGTCAGGCCGCCGGCGGCGGCGCCCGCGGCCGCCCCGCCGGCCGCAGCCGCCCCGCCCGCCGCGGCCGCGCCGCCGCCGAACATCGACCCCATGAACGCGCCGATCGCCGGGATGCACATCGCTCAGCCTCCCGAGACTTCGGCGATCGCGGTGGCCGACAACAGCGTCATCGGCGCGCCGCCCACGGGGCGCAGGCGGTACGACACCTCGCCGGCCCAGCCGCTCGGGACGGGGGCGTTGATCACGCCCGACCATCCCGAGACCAGGTCGGCGGGAACGGGCTGGTTGGCGACGTCGGTCCAGGCCCCGGCGACCTCCGGCCGCCCGAAGTCGCGCATCACGACGCACATCTCCGCCGCCGCGGTGCGGTGCCAGCGCAGCCCCATCGCCTTGACGCGCTTCTGGCGGCCGAGCGCCGATCCCTCGCGGACCTGCGCCGACACGTCCAGCAACTCGATCAGGTGGGTCGGATCGTGCAGGCCGACGACGGCGCGCGTGACGGCGTCGTCGAGCTCGATCGCGCCGCCGGTGACGACGCGCGGCGGCATCGCTCCGCGGTCGCTCCAGACATGCACGCTCTCGCCCTCGAGATGGTCCAGGCCCGAAACGGCGCTGAAGGGCGCGCCGGTGACGACGGTCGCCGCGAACAGGTGCACGGCCTGCGAAACCGGGGCCGCGCCCGACAGCACGGAATAGAACGGGGCCAGCTCCTCGACGCGGCGCACGGTCGCGCCGCCGATGACGCGCCGCACGACCAGCGTCACGACGTCGGCCACGCCGGCGGCGTCGGTCGACACGCACAGGCTCTCGACGATCCCGCCGGCCAGGGGCACGGTCGCCCAGCCGAGCACGTCCTCGGCCGCGTCATGCACCATGACGGCCAGGTCGCCGGTCGACCGGCGCAGCCAGGCCAGGCGCATCGGCGCGCTCTGCCAGTGGATTTCCTCGAGGCCGACGGCGCCGATGTGCTCGCCCGGCAGGCTCAGTTCCACGGGCTGGGTCGCGTCCTGGTCGAACGCATAGCGCATCTCGAAGACGCGGGCCCGGTCGCGCGCGATCATCACCGGCTTGCCGTCCGGGGCGATCGGCTGCACCGGGCTCGCGCCCACGGTGCTGTCCAGCCCGAAATCCGCACTGGCGGGGCCGATCGGCGCGCTCTTGTCGCCGCTCGCCCGCGTGGAATACTCCTCGCCGATCGCGCCGACATGCAGCCCGCGCGACCCCGGCTGCAGCCAGACGATGCTGTTCAGCGATCCGCCGGTGGCGGCGAGGGTGTAGCCGAAACTCGCGTCGGCCTCGACGCCGGGCTCGAAGTCGAGATACCCGCCCACGGCGCTGGCCCAGATGCCGCGCGGGTTGCGCGGCGTCGCGGCCAGGAACAGCCGCTGCTGCCACAGGGCGATCGCGGCGGGCTGGCCGTTTTTCTCGGACCAGGCCCCTTCGCTCCAGCGAAAGGTCGGGGCGCTGACCACGCCCGGGGGCAGGCGCTTGACCACGCGCGCGGTGACGCTGTTGGCGTTCGTGTAGGCGGTGATGCGCACGATGCCGACCAGGTCGGAGATGTAGCGCCAGTCGGGGCCGGACCGGCCGGTCTTGACGGTGCCCTCGCGATGGATCGGCGGGTTGACCCCGGTGGTGTTGTCGCCGCCGGTGTAGGTGACCTCGTAGATGTGCCCGTCATGCCGCCAGCGCTCGCCGACATTCGTCGGCCGCTGGCCCTCCCAGGTGGGAATGGTCTCGTCGTCGACGGCGCGCAGCCGGAACAGGCCGCCGACATGGGCGGCGACGAAGGGCGAGCCCACGCCGGTCAGCGTGATCGCCGCGCCCGTCTCGGCCGAGGCCTGGACGGTGACGGCCTCGTCGTCGTTCTCGAGCTCGAACGGGCCGCGCTCGAACGCCGCGGGCGAGATGGTCCAGCTGTTCAGCGCCAGCCGCGCCAGGCGCTGCGGCCGCGTCTGCCCGTCGACCAGGTAGATGACGTCGGCCGACTGCACGAACTTCAGGCGGCGGACGGCGGCGAGCGAATAGGGGGTCACCAGCTCATAGGGGCTGCCGCCGCTGGTCACCAGCACGCCGTAGCGCCAGACGCGCATGCGCAGGTTGGAGAACTCCAGCACGACGGCGTCGTCCTCGGCGAACTGGAACGCGATCAGCCGCGCCGAGGCGTTGCCCCGGGTCGCGCCGCGGTGGATCGTGCCCGGGCTGCGCGTCACAGCGCCCTGGCGCAGCGGGATGAACCCGCGGCAGGTGCGCAGGCCGGACTGGACCCGCTGGTAATCCTCGCGGCCGTAGAGCAGCGGCGAAACCTCGCCGGCCGAAAAGCTGCGCTGGCCCGGGTTCTGCCTCATCGCAGGCCGCCCGAGAAACCGGGGGCCAGCGCGGCGCCGACCCAATCCGGCTCGCGCTCGCGGCCGTCGTACCGGCCCTGCGAGGCGGCGTTGCGATCGGCCCGGGCGGCGCGGGCCAGATACTCGGCCGACATCTCCAGCAGCGCCTGGGCCCGGTTGTTGCTCGTCGTCCAGCGCAGGGCCAGCAGGCTCGCCAGGCGCGCGGCGACGGCGGTGCGGAAGTTCGCGCCGAGCAGCGTCTCGTCGCTGATCATCCGGGTGTACCGGACATGCAAAGGCCCGGCGGCGTCGGCGCGCAGGCGGTCGGCGTCCAGCCGCCAGCGGACGCCGCAGGGCCAGACGTCGAGCATCTTCACGAAGTCGCTCGGCCGCTGAAACGAGAACCCGAGCTCGGGATCGCCGGCCGGCTCGTCGACCCGCGCCAGCTGCGCCGCGACGCGGGCAAACGACCATTCCCCGTGCTCGAGGCAAATCCTCAGCGCCTCGGGATACTGCTCGGCCGCGCTGATCGCCTGCTCGCTGTCGTCGTCGAGCGAGCTGATCGGCTGCATTTCCAGCAGCCGAAAGGCCTGGGCGGCGATGCCCGACTGGGCGATGGGGGTGGGCATCGCGCTCAGCCGGTCAGAGGTTGTCGATCCACTCGATGATGAAGTTCATCGACCCGTCGCCGGTCGCGTTGGCGGCGGCCTGGAAGATCAATTCGATCTCCGCATTCGGGTTCGCGGCCAGGCCGACATGCTGCCACAGGCGGGTGGCGGCGGCCGCCTCGATCGCGGTGACCGGGAATTCCTCGACCGACGCGCTGGTGGTCTTGGTGAACAGCGCCGCCGGCGCGCCGGCGATGCCGACGCGGGTGGTGGCGAAGCCGAGCCCGGCGTTGTGGAAATACGTGCCCGGCCCGAGGATCACGTCCGAGGGCAGCCGGATCAGCCGGTAGACCGAGTTTGCGCTGTCATCGGCGGCGTTGACGATGCGGCCGGTGGCGCGCCGCACGTTGCCCTTGACCAGGCGGGCGTCGGGCACCGGGCCGCCGATCTGCGCGGCGCGGTACAGGGTGGACTTCAGGTTGACGACGGCCATCGCGGCCTCCTCGTTCAGCGATGTGACGGGGGCGGGGCCGGCGAGCGGCCCCGGCGGGGGCTCAGCTCTCGACGCACTCGATGACGCGGACCTGCAGGTCCTCGACGCGGGCGCAATCCATGTAGGCGTCGATGTGCCAGTAGGGGATGTTGCGCTTGCTGGTGTCGTTCCACATGGCCGTCTTCACGTCCTGCCAGACGCCGAGCTTGATCCCCTCGCGGATCCAGACGGGGCAGGAGCGGACGGTGGCGACCTTGGGCAGCGCGTTGATGTGGACGAACTCGAACCCCATCAGCTGCGTCACCTTGCCGTCGCGCAGCTGCGGCTGCTCCAGCTGGTTCAGGTCGGCCGTGCCGGTCTCGACGATGCCGAGCAGGTCGTCGTCCTGGTTCTGGGTGATCGCCATCACCGGCGTCACCCGGTCGAGGTCGACCTCCGACAGGCCGAGCCCCTTGCGGACGGCGCGCAGCTTGGCGATCGTCAGGCCGAGCGCCGCGGCGGGGACGATGTTGCCGCCCGGCAGGGCGATCCCCGCGCCGCCCGGGCGCTTGCCCTCGACGACGCTGCCCAGGATGCCGCCCTCGCCGACGGTGCCATCCTCGTTCAGCCCGAGGATGCAGTCGTCGATGCCGCGACCGATCGCCATGGCGCCGTTCTGGATCAACTCGGAGGTCGGCTCGCCGATCTGGCGGAACGTGTCCTCGGCGTCGATATAGTCGCCGACCGCGATCGGGTCGCGATAGATCAGCCAGCGCCGACGCCGCGGCGCGGTGATCTCGATGTTCGACCGACGGCGACCGACGTCGCGAACGGCCTTCACGGGGTCGATCAGGTTCGCGGCGACCGCGCCCTCGCCCGAGCAGGGCTTCTCGACGACGTAACGCCGCAGCTTCGACCCGAAGCGCTGGGTCGCCAGCTGGGTGTTGGCCTCGAACTGGAGCTTGTGGTGCTGCTCGACGAGCAGGTCCTTGGGCATGTGCCCCTCCGGAAAAACACGGGTTGCGTGGATTTTCGAAGGGGGTGCCCGGCAGCCGGACCGCTTCTGCGCGTCAGGTGCGCTACCCCGCCGGTGTTCCCGGCTCCCAGACGGACGGCGCGCTGTCGCGGTGAGCCGGTCCCCGTCGAATTGGGCGGAATCGTCTCAAATACGCGGAAAGGTTGTCAAGCCCTTTCCGCGCTGTCGCTCAGGCCGCCCGCAGCGCCCGCAGCGCGGCGTCGCGGGTCTTCAGCAGCTTGCGCACCGCAACCTGCTGGCCCTGGCCGGGAGGCAATGCGCGCAGCAACGCGCGGCCCAGGCTCTCGAACCGATCCGACAGGCGCTTCTCCGCGCCGGTGAAGCCGCGGCCAAAGACGCGCGCGGCCTCGAGCTCGACCGGGTCGAGGTCCTCGTCCTCGAGCTCGGCGTCCGGCTCCGGCGAAGGACCGGGATTGGCCTCGGCCTGGTCCGGCTGGGTCTGATCCGGTTGGGCCTGATCCGGCTGGGTCTGATCCGGTTGGGCCTGATCCGGCTGGGTCTGGTCGGTCTGGGTCTGCTCGCTCACGCCTGCTCTCCATGCTTGGGATTTTTGGGGTTCCGTTCCGCCTGACTTGGTGGAGCCGCTCAGGTCCCGGCGGCCAGGCGCATCAGCGCATCGCGGATGGGGGCAAGCCGCCGCATCTCGGCCTGGTCGCCGCGGTTGAAGGCCTTGCCGAACTCGCCGTCGGGCCCGTCCATCGCGGCGAGCTTCGCGCGCGCCTCGGCCGGCGTTCCCGCCATGCCGCCGCCGCCGCCCGCGCCATGGCCCTTCAGCACGTCCTCGCCCATCATGTCGCCGAGCGCGGCGAAGAACTTCACCACGCCGGCGTCGCCGGTCCGCAGGGCCAGCGAGGCGGTGACGTTGGCCAGCGCCTCGGCGTCCAGCCCGGCCTTGGCGCCGATCTCGGCGGCGGCGGCGCGCGCCTGGGCGATCTTCGTCGGCGCAGCCTGGCCCCAATCCGTTTCCAACTTGGTCATCATCTCGGCGTTGGCGGCGGCCAGCTGGGTCTCGGCCGAGGACATGATACCGCCCAGCCGCGCGCCGTATGCCCCGATCAGCGCATTCAGCGCCGCCGGCGTCACGCCATGCTCATGGGCGATCTTGCGCGCCGCGGCCTCCAGCTCGGGGTCCCAGTCGACGCCCTTGGGCAGGTCGGGCTTGGCGATCTCGTACTTGTCCGCGCTCTCGGGCAGGCCCCCGAGGCCCTGGGCGCGCAGCCATTCGGCCAGGCTCGCCCCCTCGTTCGGCTTCTCGATCAGGCGATCGGCAGGCTTGCCGAGCATGGTCTCCGCGCTCTTGTAGCTCTTCGAGATACGGTCGAGCGCGTCGAGGGGATCGTCGACCGAATACCCCTTGGCGTCGATCCACGGCCGCAGCGGCGTGAACCGCGCATCGTCGAACCACTTCGCCTGCGCCTGCCCGGCGGCGGCCGCCGCGGCCGCGGCAGCGGCGGCCGCCGCAGCTTCCGCTTCGCCCGCGCCGCCGCCCGCGCCGCTCCCTTCGGCCTCGCGGAACAGCACGAACCGCCCGAACCTGTTACGCATCGTCCATCTCCATCATGGCCCGGAGGTCTCCGGGGGTAAGAGCCATCATCGCCAGCAGCTCGACCGCCAGGTCGCGCCGCCCGGCCTCATAGGCGAGCTGCTCGGCCGAGGCGGCCAGCCGGCCGGAACCATCGACCGGCTGGCCGACCAGCACGCGGCCGAGCACGATCAGGTCGCCGGCCAGCTGCGGCTCGCGCTCGTCCGCCTCCTGCCAGCGCCGCGCCCGCGCGCGCGCCGCCGCGCCGCCGTCGCGATCCATCCGTCCGCGCCACAGCGCCAGAGCCAGCCGGTCGAGGATCACCCGTCGATCTCCCGCGCGACCATCCGGTCGATCGCCCGCGCCGCGCCGTGGTGCAGCGCCCGCCATTTCAGGCGCGGCAGGCCGAGGCGCAGGTACGTCTCCCCGTTCACGGTGACGACCAGGTCGCCGGCCTCGGCATCGACGATCACGTCGAAATCCTGCTCGGCGAAATTGCCCTGATAGTCGATCACGCCGGCCTCTCGCTTTCCACCTGTTGCTCCAGCCTCCGGCGGGCAGCGCGCGCCCAGGCCTGGATCGCCGCCGGCCGATCCATCGTCGCCGACGCGCCTATGCCCAGAAGGCGACAGTGCTCCGCCCCGCAGCTGTACTTGATCCGCGCGCCCAGCTCGGCCGCCAGCGCCTCGAGACCGTCCGACGGGCAGGCCTCGATCTGCGTCGCGGCCGCAGCGATGTCCCTCATCCGTTCCAACTGCATCAGAAATCCCCTGAGCTCCCTCACGCCGCGCCCTCCATCGCCGCCGCGCTGGCGACGTCCTTCGCCACGCCGCCGGCGGCCTGCGCCGCCTGCATCGCCATCGCGGCCTGCTCGGCCTGGGCGCGCTGCTGGCTCAGCGCGTCGGCCGCCTCGCGTGATCGCAGGATGCGGCCCGGCGCGCCGCGGGCCTCGACCATCAGCTCGACATAGGCGTCCTCGTCGAACCGATCGAGCAGGCGGGGCTTCAGCTCCGCCAGCGGCGCGATGTCCTGCACGATGCGCGCCATCGCCGCGCCCTCGGCCGAGCGCTGCGCCATGGCGGCGGCCGAGATGTACTTCACCTGCAGCGCCGCGCCCTCGCGCGCCATCTCGGGCGGCGGCGGCGGGATCTGCCCCTCGCGCAGCAGGATCGCGAACCGCCGCGACGCCTTCGGCGCCAGGAACTCGCCCTGGACCCGCCCCATGTTCGGGG